CAAAGGAACCTAATATGGCTTCAATCACTGAATTTAAATCGGCGTTGGCTTCTGGTGTTCAGCGTCAACACAAATGGCGTGTCCTGTTGTCTTTCCCTGGTAGCATCACTGTTGCAAACGATGTAGTTCGTGAAGCCAGCTTGCTAGCTACCACTACCTCTACTCCTACTGCCCAGATCGGTGTCATTGAGGTGGGTTGGGGTGGTCGCATTGTACCTATTCCAGGTGACCGCAACTTCTCTACTGAAATGCCTATCACCTTCGTGTCTGTGAACGATGATGGTACCTATGAAGCATTCATGAAGTGGCAAAACGCAATGAACAGCTTTGCCGGGAACTCTGGTGTAGCTGATATCTATGCAGACATCGAGTTGCAACTACTAGACCAGTCTGATAACGTGACTTCTTCATTCGTTCTACGCGACTCTTTCCCTGTCACTGTAGGCGAGAAAGCCCTTGATGCGACTGCCCAAGACTCTTTCGCTACTTTCGATGTAAGCATTCGTTACACTTCGTTCGACTACTACAAAAATGGTGCAAGAATCACCACTTAAAAAGATTGACAGATAGAAACATCAGACATACAATAGAACTTCACTTGCAAACAACTTGATGGAGTTCTACTGATGTTGAAAACTTTGGTAATCGGTGCAGTTCTGGGTGTTCTGGATAAGAACAATGTTCCTTTCTTCATCTCGCGTGACCGTATCGTATGCAATGACTCTGTAGAGAATCATAAGCAGTCTTTCGATACTGCGCTTCATGTGAAGGGCACAGTAGAAGGCACAAAGTATGTGTGGTTCGTACCGTTCGGTCACCCGCTTGATCCTGACGGTATTAAAGTCACACTAGACTCTGAATCTGATACGTTTGATTTTGAAGTCGTGAAATAAAAACAAAAGCCCAAGAGAATTTCTCTTGGGCTTTTTCTATTACAGACCTTCTGCTTGCTCGATTTCCTCGAAGGAAACCGTTGGCTTTACGGCCGAAAAAGTAAGATTGATGAACCTTACGGAGTAATTTGGGCGAATTAAGCAAAGTCCATTTAGCAAATTTTGCTCTCTCACAGCTGGTCCATTGTTGGATTCATTCACAATTACCTTGAAATCTTCCATACCACGTGCGCCTTTAATCAGACGCAAGAATGGTTCAATAGCAGCAGTAAAGCTAGCGCGGGTGTATACATCATTCACGCTGAACAGATACGCTTTAGCCATCACAGTAATTGCACGTTCGATATATAGGAACAATGTACGAACATGAATCTGGTCAAATGCAGACTTACGATTCAATGCTGTCTTATCACCTAGAAGAACAAAACCGTCGGATGGCGAAGCAATAACAGGGTTAACACCTCGTTTGAATAGCTCATCGCGTTGTGCTTTGTTAGGTGACCATGCTAGTTTTAGATAGTTCTTATAGATACCGTTAGTGTAACCAGCAGGGCTAATCCAAGGGTTCTGTAGTCGTGCTACGCGGGCAACAAGACCGGCAGTACCAGAAGCACAGGGAATCCAGCGATTGACATCATTGTACTTGTCATACACTTGTGCCCAGTTGCAATCTAGGACAACGTAGGAACTAGACTTACCGAACTCGTTTTCACGCCAATCTTTCACGTTAGACAGAGGGTCGGTTGCGTTCACAACGTCATCAAATGCAGGTGAAATGAATAGCATACAATCACGACGAGTCTCTACTAGATCAGCAGCAGCACGTTGGCCATCATCAGACAAGTGACCAGCAATCAGATAGTTGAAAGTCAGTTCTTCGGCGTTCGATAGCTTATCTAGTGCAGATACAAAGCTGGTCACAGCGGTACCAGAATCACCACCGGATAGAGTGATGGTAGATGCGGTCAGAGGCATTGCTTTGTCAGCGGCACGAAGGTAAACAGATGATTTGTTTACACGGTCATACCAATACAGTGTTTCATTGAAACCGTCTTTTGCGCTTGCGTTGTTAGACAACAGTTCAAACTTTTCAATGATATCACCTAGGGTACCAGTTTCAAACACTTGAGACTTGAACAGGATGCCATCATCAGTGCCATTGACAGGCAGACCTAGCGCTTTCTTACCTACAGTCTTGTGTACTAGCTGAACAGAGTTACCGATCACGCTTGCAGATTCGTATGCAGACACCTCAGGGGTGTTTGTGCTAATCATTGCAGTGATAGCAGCAGCTAGCTTGGTAGCCAGAACTTTCATTGTATCACCTACAGTACCAGTAAAGATGATACCAGTATCAGGGACATTGAAAGAAGTGGTATCAGTACCAGCGGTGGTGATGGCAACAGTCACAGTCAGAGCAGCATCAGACTCACCAGCAACAACCATTGCAGTCTTAGAACCACGTTGGCCGCGTACAACGACAACAGAACCAGCAGCAGATGAAGAAACGCTGGTATATTTCCCAGAGTTAGTCAGGGCATTAACGACTTTGGTAGTAGCAGTTGCAATCGTGTCAGCAGCAACTAGGCTGATAACAACACCGTCAATAGCAAATGATTGGTCTGCTTCAACATCACCTGCAAGAGTGATAGTTTCGGTCTGTAGTGTGCCTAGGATAGGAGTGCCACTTAGATACAGACGATCAGTTTGTTTCTTAGCAGGAACAGCGCCATCGAATGCACCAGTGCTATCAATCACAGCCACATGATACTCGCCGGCTAGTGGCACAGTATCAAACGATGAAGCATATTCCCAACCCTCGTATTTGGTAGAGTCGGCAATGTCAATAGTCAGACCGTTCGCTAGGCTAGATGCATGTTTAGCAATGAACTGGTAACCAGTCAAGGTTGCTTGTTCGAATGCATCATCATTCTTTACTAGAACAGGAGTTAGACCATCAGCTACGGCATTCTTTGCACTTGCGCTAGCAGCACGAACAAAGTATAGTTTATCCGCGTATGATAGAAAATCAGATGCTGTGAAGAATGGTAGATAAGTAGAATTGGTTGGTTTGCCGAATGCAGCAACCAGACCAGTTTCACCTTCGGTTACTAGGGTTGCCTTGTCAATCGGGCCCCAGTTAGCAACACCGACAGTAGCGCCAATCCAATCAGACTCTGCGCTAGTGACGATGCTATAATCTTTTTCGGTATACGATACCGATGGTGATGCAGCAACTAATGCCATGTGTAATCCTTTCGATTTATGTATATCTATTTCTTTTGTTATTTAGTCGTTTGAGGTTTTAATATGAATCTGGTCAAACACCTATTAAGTAGGAATTACGATCCATCAAGATATCAGACAACATGGTTCGATCATGCAGAATCTGTTGTCACTGTGCCTCTATATGACTCTGGCAAACATCTTGTGGGCTATCAACAATATCGACCTCTTGAAACTAGGAAGTGTGTGAACCACCCTAGAGAGGCAAGATATTTCACTTATACACCTAGAGGCAAATATGGGTTCTGGGGACTAGAAACACTTGACAGCAGGAAGTTTGTCTTTGTGCAAGAAGGTGTGTTTGATGCTGCACCTCTACACATGTTGGGACTTCCTGCTGTCGCTGCTTTGTCTTACACAAACAAAGGTCTATTCGATTATTTAAGAATGATGGGCTTCAAGACACTTTGCTTGGCAGACAATGATGATTCAGGGCTCAAACTAGCCAGGAAGTGTGACTACAGCCTAGTTGTACCTAAAGGTGATGTTGGTGATTGCACACTCGAAGAAGTGTTCAATCTTTCATCCAATCTTCTAGACCAGATGCACTGCCGACAGTGACATTATACCCTGTACCATTATAGGTTTCTTGTTGTGGTGTATATGTTGATCTGAAACCTACAGGCAATAGTGATTCGAACATGCGTTCTTTTTCTTGCTCATAGATCATATTGCCTAGATCATTACCACAGTAATCAGTGAACCAGTCTTGTTTGGCAAACCATGCAAACAGGACTAGGTTCATTACCAAGTCATCATGCGTACCATCATCTGCTTCATAGCTGTTACCCTTCGCTACGAACGTGCCTAGTTCAGCAATCGTCTCCATATCATTCAGAATCAATACGCCTGTCTCAAG